GACCGCGCTTCTGTTCGTCGTGTCTGTTGTCCTGTCGCTCCTGTTCAACCCCGTCGCGGCCCCCGCGTTCCCGCCGCTTGGACAGGATTTCTCCGTTTGGCTTCCGGCCTTCGTCGCGTATGTCGGCGCGTTGGTGGCTGTCGCCGCGCCTGTGGTGTCAGGCGCCACGTTGATTTACAATATCCTGCTCGCTAAAGTGCTGGAAAAACTTGCGGATGGTTTGACTGCCCGCGTGAAGCCCGCCGCGTAGCAAGTGGCGCACGGTTTCTATGACGAAAACCGCCGACGCGCTCGGCGGTTTTTTATTGTATAATGTCTGTATGAGCGACAAAATAAAACGTGTAAAAATCACCGAACTACAACCAGACCCGAATAACCTTAATCAGCACACTCAGCGCGGGCATACGATTGTCGAGAACAGTATGCGGCGGCGGGGCATTGGGCGCGGTATTCTTGCGGCAGGTAAGGGCGTTGATAATCCCGTCGTGCTGGCGGGCAATCTGACGCTCGAAAAGGCGGTTGACGCCGGGTTCGAGAATGTTATCCTGGTACACACGACGGGTAAGGATTTGGTCGTAAACGTCCGCGACGACATAGCCCCGAACAGCGCGGAGGCAATCGCGCTGGCGATTGAGGATAACGAGAGCAGTAAGCAGTCATATAATCCCGACGTTGAGGTACTCGCGGCGTTGGCGCAGGGTGAAAATGCTGTGCTGGCGGCGTTGCGGAATGAGGACAAGATACTCAACAGCGTTATCGAGGGGATTGGCTTGCCCGACGAAAATGCTGGCGCGGATACTGAGCCTGAAATATCACGCGCCGACGAACTGCGCGAGAAGTGGCAGACTGCTACAGGTCAATTATGGCAACTCGGACGGCATCGGCTGTTATGCGGGGATAGCACGAAGCGCGAGGACGTTGAGCGCGTGATGGGCGGGGAGAAATGTGAGACGTTATTATTTGATCCAGAATGGGATGAATGCTACACAACGCATCCTAAATATGAATCTGCGATTGTTTTCAGCGATGGCGGTAGGATTTCCGATTGTATACGACTGTTTGGCGCACCAACGTGGCTGTTTGTATGGGATTGCGTCTCATCGTGGTACACTCCTAACCGCCCGTTGAAACGTATAAAAATTTGTCTGTGGTATGGCGCGATAGAATCGTACAATTTTGACGGCTGGCACTATGGGGATTCTGGCATGGCGCGCGATGTGCGGAATTCGCGTGGTTCATATAAATTTACACCCGACCCAAGGGGGAAGCATTTATCCGACTTGTTCTCGTTACCAATTTCAAAATTTCACGCTGAATCTGAACACAACCATAGCAAGCCGATTGACTGGGTGACGATGTTGATTGCCAACTGTACACGCGGCATTGTTTACGACCCCTTCGGCGGCAGTGGCACGGCGCTCATTGCCTGCGAAAACCTAAACCGCGATTGTCGCATGATTGAGATTTCCCCCGCCTACTGCGCGGTCATCTTGGAGCGCTGGGCGGCGCACACAGGCGGCACGCCTGAATTGATGGAATGACGAATGCAATGATTCGCCAGTGATTTGCGGTAGAAAATGCCAGTAAACGAGAAAAGTCTTGCCAATCTAAAGCCACTGAAAAAAGGCTACGACCCGCGCAGAAACATGAAGGGCGTTCCCCGTGACGCCGTAGAAATGCGGAAGCACATGCGGAAAATCGCGGCGGAAATCGTCGGCGGCGACGATAACGCCATGACGCGGCTGGACGCAATGATTCGGGCGGCGATGTCCAGCCCGAAAAATCTAGAGTTGGTGCTGAACGCCCTATTCCCGAAACTGCTACAGAAGTCGGTTGACCTGACGACCGACGGGGAGAGATTGACCGCCATTCGCGTTATATGGACAGACGATGGAAGCGACGATACAACTTCTTAAACCGCACGAGGCGCAAAGGCGCGTTTTAAACGAGCGTAAGCGCCGGAATGTTATGTGCAATGGCAGGCGATGGGGAAAGAATGTCCTATTGCAGATTCTAGCCGTTGAGACCTGCATACACGGGCGTTTTTGCGGATGGGGCGCGCCAGTTTATCGTCAAATGATGGATGATTACAGGGCGCTTGAGAATATACTTGCGCCGGTCGTTGCCGGAAAATCGAAATCGGAGATGCGGATTGAGGTTGTCGGCGGCGGCGTAATTGATTTTCACAGTCTGGACAAACCTGACAATATTCGCGGCAAGCGGTATCACCGCTTCATCGTCAACGAGGCGGCTTTTGTCCCCTCACTGATAGATGTTCGGGGTTTTATCATTCAGCCGACGCTGATAGACTTCGCCGGAGATGAATACTACAGCGGGACGCCAAAGGGGATGAACGGATTTTACACGTTGTATAGTCAGACGGGGGATGACTGGGCGCGGTGGAAAATGTCGTCATACACAAATCCATTTATTCCGCGCGGCGAGTTGGATGAATTAAAAAATATTGTCAACGAGCGGGTTTTCCGGCAAGAGATTTTGGCAGAGTTTATTGAGGATGGCGCGGGGGTGTTTCGCAATATTCGCCAACGGGCGACGGCCTCGCGATTGGATTCTGGTATTCCGGGGCGGCAATATGTTATTGGCGTTGACTGGGGACGGGTTGACGACGCGACGGTTTTTTGCGTATTGGACGTGACAGACAGCGCGTGCGTCCATGTTGACAGGATGACGGATACAGACTTTGCCATTCAGCGGATGCGGTTGAAGGCGCTGGCGGAAAGATTTAATAACGCTCAATGTCTGGTTGAAACTAACAGCATTGGACAACCGCAACTTGAGGAATTACAACGCATGGGGGTTTACGCCTCCGGTTTCAAGACCACCAATACAACAAAGGCGCAAATTATTGACGCGCTTGCGCTGGCGTACGAACAGGGTGCAATAACGACAATTAATGACGAGACGCTAATCAACGAACTTGTGGTCTATACGTCCGAACTGCTTGGCTCTGGGCTTGTCCGCTATAGCGCGCCGGACGGAATGCACGATGATTGTGTGATTGCTCTTGCGCTGGCGTGGTGGGCGGGGAATAGGTTGCCGTCCGACAAGTTGATTGATTACGCGTGAAAAGGTGCAACATGGCTATATTCGGGTTACAAACAAAACGCGAGGTTGAGCGGGCGATTGAGGAGGCCGTAAAAGCCGCTCAATCCGCATGGCCGCGCTGGTTGCTCGAAACCGCCCGCGCGGAGGAGTACAATCTTCCAGATGGGAGCGCGTACGAATACCAGGCCGACCTATACCGCGTTATGTCTTCGGTGATGAAGGCGGTTGACGCCGTAGCGTCCGCCTGTGCGCTACAGGCATTCTCCGTATCACAACGGAAGGCGAGTGAGGAATTGAAGGACATCCCGAATCATAAATTCGAGATGCTTCTTGACAGTCCCAACGAACTGGATTCTCGCTATGAGTTTATTTATTCGACCGTCGCGCTATGGATGTTGAATGGAAATGCTTATTGGTGGTTAAACAGGCAAAGCGCGGATGCCGAACCAGACGAAATATGGGTCATCCCCCCGCACATGATAGAGCCGATACCTGACGGTAAACTGTTTATATCCGGCTACGAGTACACCGTTCCCGGCGGGCAGGAAAGCGTATTTTTTGAGCCGTATGAGATAGTACACTTCAAACGCTTTAACCCATTCAGCCGTTATCGTGGCTTGTCGGCAGTTGAGTCGCTTGTGCTAACCGCGCGCGGTGATATGGCGATGCAGGAATGGAATAACGCGTTTTTCCGTGAAAAGGGCGGAAGCCCCCCAGGTATATTTATGTTTGAGAACATGATCGAGGATGGGCAATGGGAGAAAATCAAAGAGGACAAGCGGCGCGCCACGCGAAACCGCGAAGATATGATGCTACGCGGCGTCGGACAGGGCGGCGTAAAATGGCAACAGGCCGCCGTCAGTCAACGGGATATGGAGTTTCTGGCGGGAATGAGATTCAACCGCTCGGAGATTCTTTCGACGCTTGCGCCGGGGCTGGAGGCCAAACTTGACCCGGGCGCGACGGAGGCAAACGCAAACGCCGGGGATAGAACCTTCCGCGCCGAGGCCGTATGGCCGAAACTGGAATTAATGGCGCAAAAAATTACGAGCGGCATACTGCCCGTTTATGGCGACGGGTTGATTGGCGCTTTTGAAGATGTGCGGATCACCGACAGACAACTGGAATTGCAAGAGCGCGCGTCCGACGAAAAGATTATGACAATCGGAGAACTGCGGATGGAGTACAAGGGCCTTGCTCCGATTGGCGACGAACGCGATGACCTGCTGGTATCACAGGTTACGCCGCCGCGCCAGGAACAGCCGCCCGCCCAGCCTGCTGAGGAGATTGTCAAGACCGTCCCCGGCGGCGATGTTGTGGCGGACACCGAAAAGGACGAAGCGGACAACAATGCGCTGAAAATGGAACTTGACCGCTGGTTGCGGAAAGCGATAAAAAAGCCAGGTCGCGCCGTTGAGTTTGAGAGCGATATTATCCCGCCCGCGATGCGCTTCGCCATTGCGGACGCTCTTCCGGCTTGTAAGACAGAATCCGACATTCGCAACGTGTTTGCGTCCGTAAAGTCGAAAAAAGAAGATGCGGCCCGGACAGAGTTGGAGCGATTGGCGGAGGCATTAAATCGTGTCGCAGATAAACTCCCTGCTCATTAGCGCGGTCAGGCAGATCGCCGGTCGGCATCCGTCCATCGTGCCGTTACTCGGAGCAAAGGCGCGTTATATCGCGGCAGCGCCCATTGCCTTCAAGACCTACGATTACTTCGAGAAGGAACTAACGCGCATGGTGAAAAATCTGTATGCGGGTTTTATCGGCGGGGAGTTTATAGACATTTTGGCGGGGCTGATACAGGGACAAATCAATCAGGCGGTTGATTTTGCATGGCGCGACGCGGAGGTGAGGGCGGACGTGCCGCAGTATTTGCGGGAGTATGCGGACGATATGATACTCGCGCAGTTTGATTATGTAGATGGTTTCTACCGGGACATCGTGGACGCCCGTATTGACAAAACGCCCATTGATCCGTTGCTCGCACGTTGCGCGTTGTGGGCTAATCGTTGGAATGAGGCGTATGACCACGCGACCTCGCTTATCGTCCAGGCGATGGGCGGCAAACAAGTTTGGAAACTCGGAGCGACCGAAAGGCACTGTGAAACATGCGCCGCGTTGGATGGAATTGTCGCTTACGCGTCGGAATGGGACGAACTCGGGGTACACCCGCAGGGCGCGCCAAACGAACTGCTTGAGTGTGGCGGCTGGCGTTGCGATTGCTCACTTACGCAGACGGATGCACGGCGAAGCCCGAAGGCATTTGAATCCATTATGAACATCGTGACAAAATGATTCGATTCAGGGTCAACGGGTTGGAAGATTTGAAAAAGTTTTTTAACTCTTTCGGGCGCGGCTGGAAGATTCGGGCGATGCGCGCCTGGGCGTATTATATGGCAGGGCGGGACGGTGAGGCGTTACGCAAAGAACCGCCGGAGAAATTCGTTACTCGCAAACATGCTTACGGCAAGGTATCAAAGGACGGCGCGCCGGACGGTTATTTTTCGTTGCGTCAATTCCGCTATGTCGCATGGAAAACGGAAGGGTTTACAAAAAAACACCAGCGGACGCATGGCATATCAACAGGCTGGGCTTATCGTGAATCTGGCGGAAGGGCGACGATTTATAATCCCATCCCTGGCGCGGAGTATGTCGTAGGCGATAAACAGTCAGCGCACGAGCGTCTTGTCGGCTGGCGCAAATGGCGCAAGGTTATTGCGGATAACATGACAGGAGCGACGCGGTACGCGCAAAAAGAGATTGACAGGTTGATAAAAGAGCTGCAGAAAAAACAGTAAATTGTGGTACAATGTCGGAAACAGAATACTAATAGCGCAGGATAGCCAGAGGCCGAAAGGCGGTGAAAAGGCGCACAATTGCATGAGGCTTGTAAGCGCGTGTCGGTAAGACGCGCGCTTTTTTGTTTTTCACGAGGCAAATATGCCCTACCTGATACGAAAAGACGGAGAGCGGTTCTGCGTTCACAAGGAAAATGCGGACGGCTCGCTCGGCAAAAAAATCAAATGTTACGATACCGAACAGGACGCCAAAGATTATATGGCCGCTCTGTATACCAATACACCTGACGCGCAGAAGTTGATTCTGTGGCCTGTCAAGGTGGCGGGCGAATGGATTGTAGAGATACGCGGCGTCCCTTTTGGCGTTGACAGGGACAACCAGATTTTCGACGCGCAAACCGATTATATGCTCGATCAGTTTCCCACGCCCGTCATCACCTATCATCACGGGATTAATCCGGGGCGTGACGGAATACAAGACCGCCCGGTTATCATCGGAAAAACGCTGGACGTAGAACAGCGCAAAGACGGGATTTGGTTGCGCGTCCTGCTTGACAAGACGCTTGATTTTGCCCGCCGCGTATGGGATGCGGCGCAAAAAGGATTAGCGGTCGCTTCGTCTGACAGCATAGCGCACTTGGCGCGGCTCGAAGTCGGCGGCAAAAAAATAATGTACGAGAAAAACAGGCCAGGGCGGATTGCCGTCTGGCCGCTGGCGGGCGTGAGCGTATGGGATGCGGGACAGGGAAACTTTTTGCCCGCTTCTCCCAATGCGGTGGCGCTCCCCAGTATGAAAGCCATGTATAGGGATGCCGGTCTGGTATTCCCCGACATTGACACTAGCGGCGTTTCAGAGGCTTCGGCGGAACGTGCGCGGGTCGCGGAAAATACGGCGCAAAAAGCCGCCAAAGAAATGCTTGAAAAAACACGTAAACTCGTGGAGGTAAAATGAAAGGCGAACTTGTTACGAAACTCGAAGGCGTCCGAAAGGCCATGAAAAACTTTATCGGGCGCGAACTCTCGGACGATGAAACCGAGAAATTGGATGGCCTGAATAAAGAGGCCGCAAAACTGGCCGCGCAGATCGCGGCGTTGGAGCAGATTGAGGAAGCGGACAAGGCCGAAAAGGATCGCGTTGAGCGCGAAAAGCGCGAGGCCGTTGACGCGGCGGTGAAAGCCGAACGCGCCAAAGGCAACCGCATTGATTATGCGGAAGTCCCCTACATTACGAAATTTGCCGACACCAATCGCTTTGACAATCTCGACGCGGCTGAAACCGCGCTCGTGATTGACGTGCTGAACGGACAGGGCAAGCCCGTTACTGGCGCGGCTTTTAAGGCGCTGGCGCTGAAAATTGGCGAGTTGAAAGATGACAATACTCGTGAAGGCAAGAAGTCGGTCAACTATGTCAAAAACGCGTTCAAAGCGGCCACCCGCATTGACCCGACCCCCGAAGCGACCGCCGCCGCAGTGAAGGCGGCTACCGACCCGATGTATACCGGTGGCGCGAATATCGGAGCGGATTGGGTGGGGACGGCCTATTCGTCCGAACTCTGGCGCTCGATCCGCGCCGGTAACGTCGTGGTTGACCGCGTTCCGTCCGATGTCATCCCTGACGGCTATTCCAGCAAGTACTGGCCGCTCGAAGGCTCTGACCCGACCTGGTACAAGGTCGCTGAGGCCACCGCAAGCGACTCGACGCTCAAAGTTCCCGCCGCGACGATTGCCGCTTCGCAGATTGCGACCGCCAACAAGCAGATCAGCGTTGGTAAACTCGGAGCGCGCTCGCTGTACACCGGCGAACTCACCGAAGATTCCCTGATTGGTTTTGCGCCGCAACTTCGCGATCAGTTGGTTGTGTCCGGCCAGGAAATTCTTGAGCATATCCTGATTGACGGCGATACCGAAACCGATAACGTCAAAAACATCAACGACATCGGCGGACAACCTGCCGGGACCGAGCCGTTCCTGCTGTTCAACGGCTTCCGCAAACTCGCCCTCGTGACAAACACGGCTAACAGCCGTTCCGCTTCCGGCGGCTTCGTCGTGTCCGATTTCAAGGATACCCTGAAACTCCTGGGCGCGGCCGGGCTTGCCGGGGCAGACCCGACGAAGGTCGCCTTCCTGCTGGATTACAACACCATGTGGGCCGCGCTCGACCTGCCCGAAATCAAAACCCGTGACGTGTTCGGCATGGCGACCATTGAGAATGGGATGCTCAAGCGGATTTACAACACCGAAGTCCTCTACGCCTTCCAGATGCACCGCTACGCGCCCGCCGCGTACGCGCGCAAGGCGAACAGCGCGGGCAAAGTTGACCAGGATACCGCCGGGAACAACCTGTACGGCGCAATCCTCGCCGTCCGCTTCGATCAGTGGAAGCAGGCGTACAAGCGTCGCATGACCATCGAAACCACGCGCATCGCCAACGCGGACGCGTGGGAAATCGTCGCCCTTGTCCGTTGGGGGCTGGCCTATCGTGATAACGAAGCCTCCGCCATTACCTATGGCGTGGGCGTGTAACGCGAAGTAAATTCAGAGGTGCGGCGGGCGTAACGTAGTACACGCCAAACCCGCCGCCGAAAGAGGTAACCTATCATGAGCATCAGTACCTATATCGTCCGTTCGATTCGACCGCAGTCCGGGACGCTTGTCTGGGGTGTCGGAAGCGGTTCGGCCAATCTATTCAAAATGGGAACTGCCGGGGCGCAAATGGTTGACCTGCGCGGCCGCGCCGATACCGCCGCTGGCGAGGACGCCCGCGCGATTTACGCCCGCTTGCACCAGTACGGCGAAGGCGGCGGCGAGGCGGTTAGGGCCTACGCGTTCGCCAATGCCGCCGGGGTTGCCAACGGCGGGACGCTAAACGGTATCCACGCATCGGTTAGCATTGCCGCGTCATCCAGCATTAGCGGAGCGGCCAATGCCGCCCGTCTGACATACGAAGCCGCAGGACAGGCTCGGACGCTCGGCGGCACGGTCGCCGCGTTGCAGTTGGATAGCAATATTGGCGCGGGCAATACCGTTCCGAATACTCACGCCTTCGCCCGCGTGACCGACACCGGAGCGGTGAGAATTAATCAGTTATTCAACCTGCCCGCCGCAAGCAACGGCACGCTGGTCGCAACCCATACCACCGACGTTATGAGCCATTCCGTGCGCTGTGTTCTGGCGGACGGGACGCTCGTCTATCTCATGGCTACCACTGACGCGTCGAATCGTGGAGGCGGGGCGTAATGCTGATTACAAAAAACGACCTGCTCTCCAAACGGGAGCAGGTCGAATCCCGCATGAAACAGGCCGAAGCGGACTTGTATTTTTTTCAAGGCCAACTGGCTCTATTGACCCAACTCATTGAGCAGGAAGAAGGTCAGGATGAAAGTGCTAATGTTGGAGGTATTCCAGGGTACGGGGATGCCGACATTGCTGGACCAGAATGAATACGATGTTGACGGCGAACTCGCCCGCTGGCTGATTGATAATCGAAAGGCCGTCGCGGTTGAAGTTGCGTCTGTTGCCGAAGTTGAAACCGAAACGCCAACCGAGGCAACCGATGAAGCGCAGGTCACTACAAAGAAGAAACCGCGAGGCCGTAAATGATTAAGCGGTCTTTGGCAATCACCACCGACGCAAGCGGCGACGCGACCGCATACGCTGAGCCTGTGTCGGGCGGCGCGACATTATACGCCGTCCAACTGATTGACGGTGATTTTGCGGACGGCGTTGACGTTACCATCACGGCGGAGGAAGCCGAACTGTCTTTCCCCCTGCTGACAATGGCGAACTTCAACTCTGACCAGTTGGTTTATCCACGCGTCGCCGTTGCAAAGGCAACCGATGGGTCGACGTTGACGGAATACGCAGAGCCGCTTGCCATTGGCAGGATTAAGGTCGTTATCGCGCAAGGCGGCGATAAAAAGACCGGCGGCGTAACGCTGTACTTTCGCTCGTTGTAGGCGCCATGTCGGCTAAACAGGTTGAGACGATTTCGGTTGTCGGGAGCGTCACGAAAAGCGGAAACGTTTTATTGACCGTTACCGCCGCGCGCATGGACGGCTCGCCAAAGGCGATAAGCGTCCCCGTCCTGTTGTCAGATGACGCCGCGACCGTCGCGGGCAAAATCAGGAACGCGCTCGCGTTTGACGAAACAGTAAGCGGCTATTTTCTCGTTTCCGGTTCGTCCGAGAATATTGTTCTGACTGCCCGCCTTGCCGCGCCGAATGACGCAACGATGAATATTGGGTATGAGAATGACACCTGCGAGGGCTTGACCGACAAACTGACAAGCGCAAACACGACTCCCGGAAGCGGAATAGCAAACGGCTACTGTACGCTGGATGAGTTCAAAGATTATGTCACGGTTCGCGGCGGCGGAATTTCGGATGACGCAAACGACGACGCGGTAATGGAAGTCCTGATTGAATCGGCCTCGCGCAAAATTGACGAGATAACCGGACGAAGGTTCTACAAGGCCGCCGAAACGCGTTACTTCTGGCCGGATGATTCGGAAAGTCTGTATACTGGCGACCTTGTTTCCATTGACGAGTTGCATGTTGATTACCATGGAACGCGGGAATACACGGAACTCGCTGACGACGACTTTGAATACTTCCCCGAAAATGCGTCGCAGACGGGAAAGCCGTATTCGGCCATTTACATCTCGCCAAACAGCGCCGCCTACTTCCCCCAGGACAGGCGCGCCGTCAAAATCGTCGGCGTTTTTGGCTGGCCGTCTGTTCCCGCTCAAATCAAAAACGACTGCATGGCAATCGCTCATAATCTTTGGATGTCGAGGAGCGGGCAGGCAAGCGGCGGGAAGGTTACGATTACATCCGGCGGGATTGTGATACGCCCGGAGGACATTCCGCCCCATGCCATGACTGACTTGCAAATATACAGGATTGTCACATGACGACCAATGTCAATTTTCTGGCGATAGCCGACGCCATCTCGAAGTTGTCAATTTCCGGCGTGACAATCCGCGACGTTGACAAACTTCCATCATCCGTAATGCCGATGACCGCCGCGCTAATGCCGCGTCCAAACGGTTTTGTTTCCGATTTCAACCCGGTCGTTGACAGTTTCGGCTCTGGCGGCTCACAACGGCTGACGCTGAATTACACGTTGAACTATAACTATTATCACTGCCCCATCGGAAGTACGCTGGACTTCGGCGCGTATGCGGAGATGATGGCAAACATTGAAAAAATACTGGTCGCACTTATCAATAATGATGTCTTATCAGGCGCGATTGACCAGGCGCCGACAGTATCAGATGTTGGCCCGATACAGGACTCGGTCGGGAATGATTATCACGGGTGTACCTTTGCCCTGCGGATTATGCAATATTCGGAGGTTGGCGCATGAGAACGCATCAGAAACATTTGCGGGTATATGTGGATGGGCTTGACCTTTCGGGGTACACCCGTTCCGTCGGCGTGTTGTCGCAGTCGTTCGCGGCAGAACCGGACGCGGCATTGACCGATGAATGTAAAAACATTCTTGTCGGACAGGGCGAAGTCACGGCGGGCGTGATTAACGCGTTCCTCTCGAATGACGCAAACGGCGCTCACGCTCTGCTGAAAAACGGCTTCGGAACGCGTGACCTGCTTATCGCAATCGGCGCGAACGCCGAGCCTAAAGACGGCGACAACGTTTTCGCATGGACATTCGAGGAAAGCGAGTACAAAGCGGAGGGCGGCGCGGGATTTGTCGCGGCCACCATCACCCCCGGCGGTTCGTCGCAGTTCGCCCCGCTGGATTACTCGAAACCCTGGGGAAAACTGTTACACGCCAAAAGCGCAGAGATCGCCGTAAACGACGCCCTGGGCATTGACTTTGGCGCGGTGCCATCCAATGGCGGGATTTTCGTTTATCATCTTCTGTCCAGCGATGGGACGGTAACCCTGAAAGCGCAACATGCCGCGACCAATGCTGACGCGGAGTTTAGCGACATCCCCGGCGCTACCAGCGGCTCTATCACCGCCGAAGTCACGCCGAAAAGCGGCAATGTCCCGCTGGCAGTTAACGAGACAATCAAACGTTACGTCCGCTGGCAGATCGAACTAGGAACGGCGTTAACGGCGACATTCGTCGTCGCGTTTGTTAAAAACTGATCGTTGAAGGAGTAAAAGAAAATGGCAGTAAATACAGGCAGAACGCACGCCAAGCATATCACGGTTAAGATTGACAATTTCGCCGGAACATTGACCGATGTTTCCGCGCATGTCAATACCGTTGGGTCAATTGGCGTGACCTATGAAACGCAGGATGTCACCGCATGGGGCGATGGTACAAAAAACATCGTCATCGGTCAACCGTCTGCCCCATTGAACATCGGAGGGCCATGGAGTACAGCAATCCACGAACACATGATTGGAATTAACGGAAGCGGAGTTCCGTTGACGCTTGACATTCAGATTGGCATCCGCCATGCGTGGGAGGCCGGAGAACCGCAGTTTGGGATTACGTCAAGCGCCTCAAGCGGCTATCTGTGTCACTCCTACGCTTACGATCCCAACGCGAATACATGGAGCGCGCAGTTAGACGTGTATGGCCCTGTTGCTCCCGCATGGGATACGGTGGCTGAAAGTTAGTTATGAAAATTGTGCAATCCCCTGTTCAGCGCTGGCCGGGGAGCGTCACACTGGCGCAACCGTTGACGCTCCCCCAGGCGCGGCTCATTGAGGCCGCGCTTGGTCCAATTCAATCAGATACGGCGGACGGAGAGCGCGTCTGGTTTTCGACCCTCGACGCGGCGCAACTTCCAGCGATTGTCGCATGTGTTGAAAAATGGGAGTTGTCCGGCTTCCCCGAAACCGTGACGGCTGACAATTTTCCGGCCTCCCCGCGCGGCGATAGTCATAAACTGATTGAGTGGCTTTACAAAGAGATTCTCGCGGTCTATTTCGGGGAGAGCGAAATCCCAAACGAGTGATGACCGACGCGCTGGCACATGCGCGCGACGGTCTATACTCCCCCGAAATCGAAACGCTGAAACTGATAGACCGCTTCGGGATTGAGGCGGTAACCGGACGGAGGCAGTTCTACTACGGCGAACTTCGCAGGCTGGTTGTGGCAGAGAACATCGTTTCTGCGTATCAGTCGCGCGCCGGCTCTGAAAATTGGGCGGAGTGGTCTGCGAAATATCCGGCGCAGGCCGCCTTGCTTGCAAAGGTTGAAACGATAGGTGACTAAATGCCGCTCATGTCGCAAGGCTCGCAGATAAGCATATCGGCCACGATGATTGACGAAGTTTCTGGCAAGTTGCAGAAACTCGAGGGTGGATTTAACAAACTATCGCAATCGGTAAAAACGTCCACGCAGAAAATGTCAATGGCGTGGACTGAGTTTCGTTCCGCTAATCTCGTGGTAGTTCAGGCGGTACAGATGGGGGTACAAGCCTTTCACGCCGCGACGGACGCTTTCAGAGAATACGCGACGCAGGTAAACGAGACATCTCGGAAACTCGGAACGTCAACCGAGGAGGCAAGCCGCCTGATTCAGGTGGCCGACGATGTATTCATTTCCTACGACAAAATGACGACCGCGATGACAATCGCGCAGAAAAAGGGGATTACGCCAAACATTGAGGGACTTGCCAAACTAGCGGAACAGTATAACAAACTAGCGCCAGGAACAGAGCGCATGAAGTTCCTACTGGACAATTTCGGAAAATCCGGCGCGGAGATGGGCAAGTTGATGGAGTTAGGGGCGGACGGTATTCGCAGTGCAGGCGAGGCGGTAGACGGTTCGTTGGTGTTGACGCAGGAAGCGGTTAACGTCAATAAACTGTATAAACAGTCAATTGACGAAATGGGCGACGCGTGGAACGACCTGACATTCCGCGTCGCCCCCGCTCTTGAAAAAGCGATGACAGACGTGATCGCGACGGTTACGCTTGGAATAAAGGCGACCTCTTCTTTTTCGGATTATTTAAGCGGAAAAATTGATTTCACAGAACTTCAACGCCTGGCGGCAGAGGCGTCCGAGGATTACAAGAGGACGCTAGACGGTGTCGCTCTCGTGATTACGGATGCCGCTATTGCCACAGATGAATATAACAAGGAAACCGCCAGAACGCCGGCGCGGACGCACGAGGCGGCGGACGCGCTAAAGGAACTAGAAGAACGTTTTACCGAGATGTCGAAGGCGAATGAATCCGCGCTGGACTTCCTGTTGTCCTACACCGATAGCGCGCAATCCTACGCGGAGAGTCACGCGAAAGCGCTTGATGATGTGCGCGTCGCGCAAGAGAAACTTAACGAAGCGATGGCGCGCGGCGAAAGTCCCGAAACTATTGAGGGTTTGCGTGACAATCTGGCGGACGCGCAAAAGGGAATGCAGGACTTGGAAGTCCAGTGGATAAAATCCACTGACCGTATGGTATACGAGACTGTCCGCCAAAAACTGGCCGTGGATGGCCTGACCGACGCGGAGTATTCCGCCATGTTACAGTTGGGCGAACAGATGGGGATTTACACGGCGGAACAGGCGCAGGCCGCGCAAGAGTTATATGACAGGGCAAACGCGATAGCCGAATCGCTCCTGTTACGTGAGGATGTCAAGGGACAACAAAACGAGATGGATGCCCAGCGCGCCGAACTCGCCGCTGCCGCTAAAGCGGAGGAGGAGGGGATAGCGCAGGCCGTCTCGGAAACGGCAGACGCAAAAGCGGATGTCGCACAGAACGCGCAAGACGCCGTCGCTGCAACGCAGGGCGAAAGCGCGGCTGTCCAATCCGTTACGGCGTCAATCAACGAATCCATAGCGGCGCAAAACGCTCTCAGCGCGCAGATTCAAAATGCCATCAATATCATCTATGCAGAAGCAAGCGCACAGGCGGCGCTTACGTCATCCATTTGGCAATCGGTCGAGGCGCAAAACGCCCTCAACGCCGCGATGAACGCCCAGCCGATAGAGACCCGCGACGCGGGAGGGCCGGGGATAGCGGGAGTGCCTTACATGATTGGCAAAGGCGCGCAACCCGAAATTTTTGTACCAAAAACGGACGGGTATTTCTACCCGCGTGGCAAAACGCCTGGCGGGAGTAATGGCGGCGGAGGGGTGAACGTAACCATCATAAATCCGCAACCCGAAGCGGCTGAAAACTCCATTCGTCGCCAGTTGAAAAAATTATCGTATATGGGAATTGTGCAATGACCACCTGGAAGTTCGGTACAAAATCTCTGTCCGACTACGGCAAGGTCACAACCGTTGACGATTATCTGGACATTCCTGAACGGCGCGGCGGAAATGTCGTTCTGCCATTTCGACATGGGACGCTTCACGCGAAAAAATTCTATGATGAGCGCAAGATTACGTTTGGGATTACGATAATCCAATCGTCGGCGGCCAATCTGGAGTCGAAAATTGATGCCCTGAAAAAACTTATTGCGCCGCGTTCGCCGCAAACGCTTGAGATGACGATGGAGAGCGGCGCTGTGCGAACGGCACAGGCTATAGTTGATTCTCCATTGCAGATCAACCGCTTCTCTGCCAAAATCGCCCGCGCTGTTCTGGAATTTACGCTGTTTGACCCGTTCTGGCGCGCCTCCGCCGTGATAGACGACAATACAACAATCATAGACGCATCCCCGAAGGCGATGACCGTGACTAATCCGGGAACGGTCGAGGAACGCGACCCGACAATCATACTGACCGGCCCTCTAAAAAACACCGTCATCACAAACCTGACCAATGGATGCGTCCTAACGTATGGCGCGACCATTGACAGCGGGAAGGCGGTTACAATCGAAACCGTGAACGGCGAATACAAAGCCACGCTCACGGGCGGGACAAACGTAATCGGAAACGTCGCCCACTCGCCGGAGAGCGCCCTGCTCGTTATTGATGCTGGCGATAATACATTGAGCATCGCGGACGAAACGCATACAACCGGAACGGTAAAAATATCATTCAAAGCGCCCTACCTATGACAACGGCATCAGACACCTACGAATGGAAACTACTCAAAAAGAACCTCACTGCAACGTGGGGTATATTGCCCGTCATATCGGGGAGTTTATACATTCAAATCAACGAAGCCGGGAGCGGCGAGTTAAAAATACCCGCGTCCAGCGCGATAGCCGCAAATGTGGAAGTCGGGACGTTTGCAGAATTGTATTATCGCGGCGCATATCGCGGCGGTTTTTTTGTGGAGAACATTCAGACCGGCTACGCGGACGATACAGAAAATGAGGGACGGGAAATGTCCCTGTCCGGGCGCGGCGCTATGGCAATGCTGGACGACGCGATTGTATGGGACGATGGAATCTCCCGCGTAGACGGCAAAAAGAAATTCCCGCTCAAAACTTCGGCGGACGTGCTTTTGTCGCTTCTTGCGGAGGCGAAAGCGCGCGGCTGTTTCCCGTCTCTCTCGGCGGACTTCACCGCAATCCTGGACAGTGACGGTAACGCGTGGACAGACCTGCAAGAGTTTGAGTTTGATGTTGGCATGACGCTATCCGATGTCGTGGGCGAGATGGTTGGCCTGGGCATGGAAGTGCGCGTCGTGCCAAACCATAGCGGCGGGTTTGTTTTGCAGGCGTACAAGTCAATGGGGAGCGATAAATCGCTTGAGCAGTTTTTCCGAATTGGGACTAACTGCAAAGAGGTCGGGTACAACCGCGTCGGGACAAAGGTTAAAAACGCCCTGCGCGTGAAATACAAGGGCGGATACATGACGAAAAAAGATACAGACTCGAAAAACGCATACAGACGGCGGGAGGAATTTTACGACGCGGCAAGCGCGGGCAGTTCCTACACGGCTGGCATGTATGCCAACGCCCACCTTCAAAACGTCAAAGAGCCATTCGAGGAAATATCGGTGGAAGTCCTGGACGATGTGCCGCCCCACCTGTTCGTTGACTATGATCTGGGCGACTGGGTTAAACTTGACAGATACGGGACAGAGGAGAAACGGCGCGTCAATTCGGCGCACATAAAATTCACCGACGAATGGGCGCGGGTACAGGTTGACCTTAACTCCGTGTTTCAGGAAAACGAAATAAAAATGTGGCGGGATATTGAACGCCTGAAACACAGATTCGCCCACGACTCGAATCAGTTAGATGTCGCCCTATGGGTCGGCCTGTCTGACCCCGCGCAGTTCACAGGGACGGAAATTCGCGCGATGGCGCAACAGGCCGACAAACTCTACATTGGCGGAGCATTTACCCGCATCGGCGGAATTGCCGCGAATAACGTCGCGGTATATGATTTAGTTTCGCAGACATTCAGCGCGCTCGGCGCCGGCCTGACGGAGAGCGTCGCTGATTTTTATGGGAGCGCACCAATAGGGCCAATATGCCGGGCGATTCTCGTTGACGGCGGCGACGTGTATTTTACCGGCGCGTTCAAAAAAGCGGGGGGAACAACCTGTAACTCAATCGCCCGCTGGAATGGCGCAACGTGGAGCGCGCTCGCTAACGGTTTGGGATGGCTTCATGTTGTCAACCAGGATGACGGCGGCTTCTCGCTTGCGAAGTACGGGTCTGATATTATGGTTGGCGGACATTTTAACATCGGCGTGGGAGGCGGGTATGCCGATTATCTGGACGGAGATACAATTCACGGTCTCGCGGCATGGGACGGCTCTGCCTACTCCAAAATATCATCGGCAATCGGGTTCAGTAACGCGGTTTTCGCGCAAATCGTTGACGGGTCCATCCTGTACTTCGGCGGCGATATGGATCAACAGGTGCAAACCTGGAACGGACTGACTGTTGGCGCGCTTATGAGTTCCGCTGAAATGACAGGGCATGTCTACGCTCTCACAATAGCCGACGGCAGTCTGATAGCGGGCGGGTCTATCAACAAATTCGGCACGACAGACCTGTTTGGTGTTGCCCGCTACACCGACCCGGGCTGGGAATCGGTGGGCGAGGGGTTTGATCTGGAAATTGACATTACAAACCGTTTCGTGTACGGCTTGGCCGTGTATATGTCCGATATTTATGCGGTCGGAAAATTTATCAAAACAAAAGACGATGTCGAAACGTCGCTTGTCGCGCAGTGGGACGGCTCCTCGTGGATCACGCTTAACAAGGGCGGCTACACAGATTCGGACACCATGTATTGCGCCATTCCGATTGGCGGCGACCTGATTGTCGGCGGGAGTTTTAATGGGGTTGGCAATGTCGTGGCGGGCGATGTGCCGTCTAAAGCGCTGGCGCGCTGGGTTACGTCATTCCCCAGTCTGATACAACATCTGGAAAATAAATGCTCGTGCGATATCGCGGGGATGCTGGCGGGCGCGCCGGAAAAGGGCGCGCTGGCGGACGCAGACAAGTTCGGGATTTACAACAGCGCAAACGGTCAATTTGCATCCGTGAAGTGGGAAACGATAATCGCGAATATCGAAGCGACACTGCTGACAGGCACAGCGGACAGGCTGGCGATTTTCAACAACACGGGCGACCTTGCGGCGGGAGCGGAGTTAATTTGGGACACGACATACAAGGTTCTGTCAATTGGCCTGGTTGACCCAATCGTTCACGACGCGGGGAGTTATGCGTCGCTGCGTCAAACGTCCGAGGGTGGCGGGGCGTCAAACTTCCTGACAACATACAGCGATACAACCGCGTCGTTTATAACGGGTATTCGGACGCGGGGGACCAGCATAAGTCCGTCTGCCGTAAAAAAAGACGACGCGCTTTTAAGGATACGGGGATGGGGGCATGATGGCACGGCGTTGTCCTCGTCCAGAAC